CCATATCTAAAGTTAAATCGGCATAACTTGATACATAACATTCATGTAATGTCTGTGTAGATGCACGAGTTCCGTCTTTTCTTAATACATGAATTGCAGCTGTACCGATATAATCGTTATAAAAACTAAAACCATGACCCTCGGGTCTTTCGTTAGCATTACCGTCATTTAGTATTGTTCTTGATTCATAACCGAGTGGTGTATGTATCATTCTCAACCACTCTTCTATAATTTGTCTATCTAAAAAGTTTTGGTCACATATGAATTCAAAATCCATTGTATCACCATAGTCAACTGTTCCATCAGGTAATTTGTAATGTCGGAAAAGGTCGTTTGTTCCTATACTCTTACCAGCTATCGAAGCAGATTTACAAAGAATTCTTAAGTAATCATTCTGCAAACCTTGAAAAGGTTCAGGAAGTTTTTGAAATTCGACTACAAATCTATTTGCAGATAGGGGTTGACCTATCTTTGATTTAAGTAAATCGATTCCTTTATCTCCGTCTCTTACTGTTGACTCTGCCATTATCCGTGTACCTTCTGACTATCTCTGTAAACATCTAACGCACTAAATTTGTTAAAGTTTACTCCTGTTCTAAATCTTTGTGAGGGTAGTAATGTCACAAAGTCCATATGTTCGGGTTGTACTTCTACTATCCTACTATTTACATTTCGATAGTAGTATCTTTTTAAACATGGTCTTGCCCACCTAAGTCTACTTATACTCTTAACATCAGGATATCTAACCCTAAAGTAAGTATAGTTTAATGTACTATTCTCAGAATCCTGAGAAGTTTCTTGTACCTCATATAAGAAAGTCATAAGTTGCACTCTATATCTTGGTGCAATGTAATGTAAATTAAATCCTAAGAATCCATCAGGATACTTCTTTATGACAACAGTAAGTGGAAATATATCATAGTATTTCAACTTTGCTCTTGTCTCAGGCATATACATGTACATATACATGTGACCTAAATCGAATCTAGATACAAAACTCTGTGACTCTTTCATAAGAGACTCAGGGGTTCGTCTAATATCTCTTATATTACTCTGAAACCACTCAAGTGATTCTTGAGTTGTTGCTTTTATCTCTTCGGGTTTCCTATCGAGTATTTCTTGAAATAGACTAGCCATGTCTATTATTTATGATAATTGTTATATAAAACGAAATTATTTTTTTCAATAGATTGTTTTGAAGAATCAAATGACATCATATGTTTCAAGTCTTTAAACTTAAAATCACCTACGATACCTATCCCGTGTCCCTCGTATGTACCATGTTCGAATAAATCAGATAGTTTTTCATCACATGTACCTTCGAGAATCGGTTTTTTACCCTTAAATACATTGTAAGATTCTAAACATTTGTGATACAACTCTTCTCTTTCTTCACCAACATGAACCTCTAACTTGTCTTCAAATGGTACAACAAAAACTGATTTGTCTGTATAATGGTTGTATAACTCCCACCACTGGTCAAAATTAATTTCAGGTTGCGTAAGTCTTTCGTTTATATCCCATACTATAAAATCTTCATTACATTCAGTATATTCTATTGCATGTACACGAAACTGGCCTGGGTGAGTATACCATTTACTTGTTTTTAGTATTGCTTGAGGTACGGAATATAATCCTTCTGTTTGTATACAATGCACTAACCATTGTATTTTACATGCATGGAAAAAGGTATTATTATCAGGGATTGAATTCCATTCATTCCATTTTGCATGAGTGTCTTCAAGTTCTGGCATATCAGAAGTTTGCCAGGCTCTATCTAACCATGCCCACCCATATGATTCTAATATAGAACACCCTGTATTTCTCCAAGAACCTTGATTACTAATTATGAATTGTTCGTCAGCTTCATTAAAGGAGACAATTTTTGGGTGTCCTACCTTTGCAATTCTTTCGAAATCTTCTTTTAATCTATCTTCGTTTTCTATTATCCCGTCTCTGATTACATTATACATATCTGGCATTAGTGGTATCCTCCTATCTTCAACTCAACCAGCTTCAAGTCGTTTGGAGTATCTACGGATAAACCGTCATCATCTACTTCAACCATTTTTAATTTAAAACCATTCTCAACATATCTCAACATTTCAACATTTTCTTGTTGTTCAAATTCACCAACAGGGAGTGTAGGGAAGATTGATAACATATCTCTACTAAATGCATATAGTCCTAATTGTTGATAATCAGAGATAGGTAATCTAGAGAAATGAGTTGCAAATTTGTATTTGTCAAATGCAACCTTTACAACATTTACATCACTACTCTTGTAATCTTGGTCTATTCTAACATATGCATTTGAAATACCATTTGGTGAGAAGGATAGAATTAGTTTATCGATTGCTTCAGGATTTATCAAAGGTTCATCTCCTTGAATATTTACAAAGACATTACCGTCTATTAAATCTAAAGCTTTTGCACAACGGTCTGTACCAGTTGCACATTCGTCTTCAATAACTATGCACCTCATTTCATGTTTTGAACAATAGTTAGATATCCTTGAATCGTCTGTTAGAACCACAACTGTATCAAGATACTTTGCCATGCAAGCTCTATCGTATACCCGTTTAATCATAGGTATACCCGATATGTCTACAAGTGGTTTACCCTCGAAACGGGTAGAACCCCAACGAGCTGGTATCAGTCCGACAGTTAAATCAGATTCGTTATCGAATTTAGCGAGTGTTCGCATGTTAGGTCTCCAAATCCCCATGTTGCATATTCAAAATGTACTCCTGCTCTTTCAGCACACTCATAGTCGTAAATCATATCACCCACATAGACTGTGTCTTTTGGGTCAACATTACATACAGACATGACATGTAGTAATTGGTCAGGAGCTGGTTTACCTCTCAGTCCATTTGTAGGACAACAGATATAATCAAAAGTCGGTAATTTATGTTCTAAGAGACTTACCGTATCTCTAGCCTTTGAAGTACACATTGCAATCTTGTTTCCTTGACTTTTTAGTTCTTCTAGGGTTTCATATACTCCGTCATACAACGGAATCTTGTCCAAACACATTCTAGAATATGTTTTGTATGTTTCGTATATCTCTAAATGTTGTTTTTCAAGACCAAGAGCTCTCATTATCTCAGGAAATGGTTTTCCTATTTGTTCTTTATAGTCTGAAAACGGATTTTTTACTTCGTGTTTTACTTTGACAGCTGTCCATGCAGCTTCCATGTTGGGTAAAGAGTCAATTAGAACTCCGTCCAAGTCAAATACAAATAATTTACTCATTTTTTTCCTTTTTTTGGGACTAAATGGTCTTCGGTAAGAATTCGAAAACCCATTTTTCTGTCTTCACAGTATTCACCAGCAGCTTTGAACTTTGCTTGGTTGATTATATAGGTCAAAACTTGTTGTTTATATTTTCTTGTCTTTCGTTTTGGTTCTTTTGGAGGGAAACATTGTTTCTTAGGTTTAACTTCTATGATTTCTCTTAGTACATCACCCTTTGAATTACGATATTTGATATAAAAGTCGGGAAAATAACGGTGTACTTTTCTATCCACGGGTGAACGATAAGGAATTATGACTTCTTCACTTCCCCATTCAATAATATTCGGGTTGTTATCACAGTATACCATGAATCTTCGTTCCCAAAGAGACCTATAATATATCTTTGTTGGGTCACCCTTATATTTTTTGTAATTCTTTGGTTTGAACTTACCGCTGTATGACATAAATAGAATAAAAGACCTTTAGTTAGGAATATTTATATGCCAAATATCAACAAATTATTAAACAAAGTAAACCAAGCCTCTCAAGCAATCAAGTCAGCAAAAGGAATCAAAGCTCAGATTGCAAGTATAGGTTATAAAGGTGGAATCAATACCGAAGAAGTAGACAAACTCCAAGAACAAGCAGAGAAAGCAAGACAAGACTTAGAGAATAGAAGACAAACTCTTCAAAAAGGACTATCTGCAAAGAATAGTGCAAAGAAAAAAGCAAAAAAACCAAAAGCTGGATACATTGATTTAGACTATCCAATAGATTCTGATTACGATAATCACATAGTGTTTGAAACAAGACCAAGAAAGTCAAGAAAGGGTGGAAATCTCTTAAATGAAAAAAGAGTATCTATCAGATTACCTATACCTCAAGGTGGATTCGATGCAGAGGCAAAAGCAGAATATGAAACTACAGAAATAGGTGCATTTGCAAGAGGTATGATGGGTGGAAAGAATGCTGGTGGTATGATTGAAGAGACAATCAATGCAGTGAAAGGATTTATCTCAGATGCAATGGGTAATATGGGTGGAGGTATCGGAAACCTTAGAGCTGGTCAGGCAAAGAACCCTATGGAAGAACAAACTTTCAAAGGTATTGGTTTTAGAAGTCATTCTTTCTCATGGACACTCATGCCAAGAAGTCCCGAAGAAGCTTTCATGATAGAACAGATTATAGCTGCATTTAAGGTTGCAACCTTACCTGATACTTTTGCAAACTATGAGGGTGCAGATTTAGAATGGGGTGACTCAGAGTTTTCACCTTCTGAAAACTTCTTTAACTATCCCAATATTTTTGATGTATACATTGAAGGCCCACTTGCAAAACAAGTAGAGAGATTTTTACCTATGGTATGTGAAGATGTGACTGCTGGACAGATAGACGATGACGACTATCTTATTACACAAAACACAGATGTGCAATGGTCAGGTTCTAAAACACTATCATTAAGTTTCAAAGAAATTAAACTTATGTCTCAAGAAGTATATGCATCTAGGGTTGCATCAGAAATTGTTGTACCAACTATAGGTGAATGGGGTAATCTAACAGATACTACTGGTTCTGCAAGTATACTAGAAGGTGAACAAACTGCAACTGCAACACCTAAAGAACCAAAGTCTCCAAAAACATAGGATAGAATATGGCTCAAGAATTTTTTAAGAACTTTCCCGAAATACAATATAAACTTGATAGTGGTAAGATTGTCACTATCAAAGATTTCTTTCGTAAATCTTCTATAGAACCAGCTGCACAGGAAGCTATAATTGATTATACATTTTACGAGTTAACAGAAGGCGATAGACCTGATATTGTTGCAAGTAAACTTTATGGTGACCCTGATTTACATTGGGTATTCTTTTTAGTAAATGAATTTGAAAACTATTATGATTGGTTTAAAAGTTCTAGAGATTTTGAAAACCACATAACTAAAAGATATGGAGGAAAGTATTTTGTCTGTGATTCTAGTACAGACATTGTATCAGCAACAAGTAAGTTCCTCATAGGAGAAACAATCACGGGTGCAGATTCAAAAGGTGTAATAATAGATGTAGACCCTACATTTTGTAGGATAGGTGTTGATGTAGAGAAAGGATTTGTTAACCCAGTGTTAAGTACAGGTTCCTCTTCTAGTAAGTCAGTCACACCAGCTTCTATAATAGACATGAAAGACGGTGTTGCTTATTATGAAAAGGACGGAGTTAAAAGTACACACTTCGTTAGTGGTGCAACTGCAAAAACTATTTACGAAGACGAATTTGAAAAGAACGAAGAGAAAAGAAAAATAAAAATTATCAGACCTAATATGATTGGAAGAATCGTATCACAGTTTGAGAAAGTAATGAAATCATGAGTCAAAATTATGCAGTGGGTGAGTTCGTTGTAGAAGCATTCACCTTAATAAATCAATATAACGAATCTTTAGAGATTACCAATATGGTAATGGGATTCAAATTGTACGAATCCATATTCAATAAGTTTGTCACTGGTGAGGTATCAGTTGCAGACGGTCTCAATTTACCTAAAAACTTTAGATTAACTGGTCAAGAGTATCTTCGTATTTCAATCAAACAAAAAGAAGGGAATGACGAAGAAGCTGAGGAAGATTTTTCAATTGATAAAACATTTAGAATTTACAAACTAGATAATGTTATCAGAGTAAATGAAGTCACTCAATCTTATGTACTGAGAATTTGTGACCCTAGAATGTTTTATGCAAGAAGGAAAAAAATTAGTCAAACACTCAGAGGACGATACGACCAAATATTACAAAATGCATTGGTTGATGTTGGTAAGTTTAAAGTGGAAGAATTTGACGCATGGGAACAGACTAAACCTGATAATAAACAATTGATTTGTCCTAACTGGAGTGTTGCACAATTAACTGATTACATAGTTAACAATTCTCAGGTGAGTGAAAGCCATGCATATAAAAATGACATGTTCTTTTATCAGACACTAAACGGAGGATTTAGATTCCAAAGTTTTGATAATATGTGTACTCAAGAGTTTCCAATCCCATTTTCTAACATACCTAGAAATACATCAGAGACAGAAGACGAAAATTTAAATGCACCTTTAGGACTAAACTCTGCAATACTCGTGTACAAAAAACCTCAAATGTTCGACACATTACAAGGAACTGTCGGTGGCGCATACGCATCTACATTAAAGGTGTACGACCCAATTAGGAAATTAGAAGAAGAAAATATCTATGACTTAGAATCTTCAATGAAGAAAGGGAACCATGTATCAGGTCACCCTATGTTATATGTTGACGATTTAGAAAGAGTTCTGACAGCTGGAGAAGTCACTGAAATAACAACCTCTCCCGAGGTTAGTGAAACAGATATAGATATACAACCAACTAAAGAATTTGGTGGAGTAATAATAAACGATTATCACAATCAACATTCATTTGATAATGCAACAAGTTTATCAGACCCCGAAGTATTTGAATCAAGAAAACTAAATGATAGTGGTGTCTTAGAAAGAAGAGCTCTCTTAGATATTTTACAACAACATAGAATTCAAGTCACTATTCCACTAAGAACAGATATATCTGTAGGTATGATAATAAAGTTTGTTATGACTACACCTGAAACTATGGGTGAAGGTGATAAAGCAGATAAAGTAAATGACGATAGATATCTTATAACAGATTTAGCAGTAGAGGGTGATACAGTCTCGAAAACAGGAACATGTGTTTTAGAGTGTGTAAAAGAAAGTTATGCACAAAAGATTGAGACTGCAAAACCACTAGATGAAGTTTCGGAGGCAGAACAAGTATAATGGACACACTTATATTTTTTAGTTTATCATTATTAGCATGGGTTGGATTTCCTATGTTGTTTATATGGATACAAAATACATGGAATATTTTTACGGAATAGTTGAAGACCGACAAGACCCATTAAAGGTGGGTCGTGTACGCGTGCGTATACACGGGATTCATACAGACGAAAAAACTTTGATTGCAACTGCAGACTTACCATGGTGTCAAGTTATCCTTCCAACAACTTCTGCAGCTCTATCAGGATTAGGTACAGGTCACGGACTCGTAGAAGGGTCTACGGTATTTGGATATTTTAGAGACCATGCAAAACAAGACCCAATAATTTTAGGAAGTGCAGCTGGTATTCCACAAGCTGGATATAAAGAATCTATAACAGACGACCTCATAACAAGAGACATAGAGAAAGGATTCAACGACCCAAGGGCATTGACCGTTGACGATTACAAAGGTGGTTCAGAAGAACCAAATCCGATACAGGATTCAAGAAGAGGTTGGGGTCTTACTACTGCAATGGATACTGCACCAAAGTTTCCAAAAGAATTAAAAATTAATTACGATAATACAGGTTCTACGATAGAAGAGTTAGAGTTAACAAAGGATATGTTGCCTTACTATCCTTTGTATACAGACGACTCAGATTACTCTGCATATGCAAGGGGTTCAGTATTAGACCATAAAATAAAAGGTGATATACTTCACCCACAAACACAACAAATTTTATCAGACTTTGTAGATGTAGATTCTGCACCAGTATATCCTTATAATAAAGTTCACCAGTCAGAATCAGGACATGTATTTGAAATAGACGATACACTAGGTAAAGAAAGAATCAATGTTCACCATAGGTCAGGAACATTTCATGAGATACATGCAGACGGTTCAGAAGTCACACGAAT